GGAACTAATAGTTCCCTTATGATCCCTCCTTTCAAGAGAAAATTATCAGCAACTAATGATAATATTTTATTATAAAAGGAGGGGGTCTCAGGGGTCAGAGAACCCGTAGGGTTCTCAACCTTGCCGCCTTCGGCGGCTTAGGGAACCGTAGGTTCCCTTAATTGATTACCACAAGAGTTTGTCGGCATAATAACCATTGGACCCCACAATATGACGATCTTTTTCGTGACGTTGTTTGTACAGTTTGCGATGATGGTCCGCTACTTTTTTTCCGAATTTTTTCCAGAAAGTCGGATAATCGTTGTAACCACGTGCTCCACACGACGCAATTTTTTTCCCGTTTTTGTAAACATCAAGTTTCTTTTCTGGATTGGATGACGGTTTGATCGTTACACCTAGCCGCTTTGCAGCGTTCTTGGTATAATCAGTTATTATGTAACGAATTTTGCGTGTTCTATTTTTACTATCCGTTCTAGGAAAAAGATTGTAACGTTTTACTCTAGATTTGTTTTTTTTAGTAAACATAGGCGGTATTTTATATATTATGTTATGACAAAATATATTATAGTCTCGGCTTCACTGTTCCACACGCTAGATTTGCAACGGTAGAAGTAGTGTAATTATTAAATGGATAATAAATGATCAATCATTAAATAGTTGTAACACTAGTTGAAACAGCACTCGTACTACCTCCTAATACCGTAGCAGTTAATGTTACTGTTGTTGTAATAGATGTAGTTGATGTCAACGTTATTGTAACAGGGCTCGCTGTTCCACTAACACTTTGAATAGTTCCACTCGATAAAGCATACGTATATTTTACATTCTGTCCTACACCTCCTGACCAAGATAGAGTGATCTGTCCGGCAACAGTTGATGTTGCATTTAGACCAGTGATAGGAGTTGGTATTATATTACTCACTGCACCCCAAGTGATAGGACCATTTGTATTTTTAAATAAAAAAACCATTTATATATTCTATATATAACATATTATATATCATACCATACCATAGTATGTCATACGGTGAAGAACGAAGTTCTTCACCGTATGTTCTATAAACTCCGCTCTCACAAGCTCTGTTTCTTGAACTATACTAAAAGGAGGGATCTTAAGGGAACCTTGGTTCCCTTAAATTAATAAGTTATTGTCTTAGTATAATAAGCCCAAAGTCCGAGCCCGATTAAACATTTGGAAATACAGTCTAAAATGTTCATCGAAATGTTCTTATAAGTTTCTGGAATAAAATAAACTAAACCATACATTCCCCATACTGTTAAATAAAAGAAATACAAACAATAGTTGGAGAACACATACTTCGGTTGGACATACTTCACAAATATTAAATAAAACATAGCAAAAAATGGCACAAATCCAGCAAAATCAGCGGTATTACGTGCCATAACTTTGGTTTCTCCTAAAAATCCAATATATAACATTGCATAATTCAATAAGATTATTGTTACCATAACTGGTAAGGTAATTTTACATCCTGTATGCATTGATAATACAATACATAATGCCAAAAGCATTAGAGGTGTAGTAATTGACCAATCAATATAACGAGTTTTAGTAATGTCGGTCCAATCTACTGGTTTATCCTCTTTCCCATATCCCTCAATTTGTGCCAAAAACACCGAGTAAAAATAACCAGCCACAATCGATATACAAGTCTCTAAATTGAGAACATGGCGTACTCCCGGTATTTCTGTACGCATTGCCTCAATAAATGTAATAGTTGCTGTAGTCAATAATAAAATATAGGTGATCATAAACGACGCTTTCACATAGTACTGAAGCGGGTTCTTTCTAATCTCGGCTTGGTCTTTTGGTGTAGGGGTTGCTAAGTTAGGAGTCGCATTGGATGGTGGAACAGGAACTAGAGGGACCGACGTAGAAATCGGTGGACTCGGTATTTGATCTGAACTCATTGATTCATTCACCGTCGATAGCCCGAATGGGCTATCTATGGAGAATCGCCGTTTTTCGCCACCTGGCGGTTCTGAAAAACTTCCATATTTCGACATTTTTACTTACTTTTGTATATGATATAATATTATTTTTTTATAATATCATAACTTAGTAATGTTATGGTTTATGAACAAGGCTTTTCTGATAAAAAATATAATATAGTAAATAATGTATGCATAGATGATGTAGTCATTTTTCGATCAGTTGAAAATAAATTCCATCAGTTTTTTTATTTTAATTTTCGCGATAATGAAAACGTGAATCACTGCACCGAAGAAAACAAAGTATTTTTAATTCATCTCGTGAAAATTATTATGGAAAATTATAAAGGTTTTTCTGACATAGAAAAACCTACCGAAATTTTATATTTTAGTGATGTCTGTACTGCAGTTTTGTTTGCATTTTATCTACTAGTACTCTTAGAATTAAACGGAGATGTATTTTCAATAGAAGAAATATGTTATTATATGCGAATACAAAAATCTGCCGTTCCGAAAATACGAGAAATATACTATGGAATCATTTGGGGGGACAATCCAGTATTAGCTGAAATCAGAGGACGAATATTATTTCCTGAAAATGGACCAGAAACAGAGCCACGTAGTGACGTAGTTTCTGGAAGATTTTCCGTAGAAAGTTCCCGTTGGGAACTTTCTACGGAAAATGTATGTGATAACAATATATAATGCCACTAACATTTAGACCAACTCCGACTGGTTATCAACAAGCGTCATATAATCAGTTAATACCTACTCCTATTACGAATTTGAACGCTGTTTCCAACACACCAGGACAAATCACTTTAACTTGGTCCGGAGGTGACGGTTATAATATCAAATATTCTTATGCACTCTCTAATGGAACCCTTGTTTATGCATTAGGATCCAACCCTACTACGTTACAATTATCTTCGCAAAATTCGGTAACCACAACAGTTACATTAACTGGTACGATTTTAGGCGGTTCCACGACGGCAACCTCAACTAGTATTACTACCAAAGTAAGTGGAGTACAATCCTTTACTACGATCAATTCGTCTGCTACTACCAGTGTCATAACAACGCCATCTGGATATGTTGGTGGTACTCAATATGGTATGGCAGTTGATTACGGACAAACTAAAATGTTGTTTGCTTTCAATGGAAATGTATATTATGCTACATCGGCGAATTCAGGAGCCAATTGGACCGGTTTTACGCAAGTAAATCTTGATACGTCAACAACTCAACGTCACGCTTGTGGAATAAGAAACGATGGACAGTACGGTTATGTTGTTACAGCACAAAAAACATACACTGTCAATTGGACCGGTGCTACTCCCACATTTACAGCGTTCGATACAGTTGTTGCACCATTATGTGCAAGTGCCGGATATTTTGGTGCGACTATGACACCTGATGGACTAACATTGATCCTAACGCCTTATCAAGGTACAATCTATTATACTCGGTTTAATGGATCAACATTTAATGCATTTACATCGTCGGGATTATCAACTGGTCGTATAGGAATGGCTATATATCCAGATAGTAGCATATTGTTTATTTCCAACAGTTCATTTGATCAATATACAACTATTACTTGGAATGGTAATACGGGTACATTTTCTCCAGTAACAACTGCTTCCACTGGACACGTAGATGATCGCGCTTATATTTTTCTCGGCGGTGATTATGCAGGTTTAAGTCCACCCAAATATATATTTGGTGGTTCAAGTGCGTTTCAATATTTAACTTGGAATCACGCTACTAAAACCGCTAGTATTACACCAACTATAGCTGTGTCTGGTATTAATCCTGATAGTCCCAACTCTTTCACTGCATCTGGTACTCAAGGAAATATTATATACTATGCCAATGGTACTACTATTTATAAACTCACATTAAATGTTACTTAGACTATACAAAAAATCAATATATATTCTATAATGCCGATTGTCTTTAGAACAACTCCAACTGGAATTCAACAAGGTCCTTACAGTCAATTAATTGTTAGTCCTATTACGAATTTATATGCTACTTCCACAGTAGCCGGCCAAATAGTATTGACTTGGTCAGGAGGTATAGGACAGAATGTGAAATACTCTTACGCTGTTTCGGCCGGAACTATTCAATCTACGTCAGGAATCAATCCTACAACGATAACATTATCATCTACTTCGCAAATAACTACCAATGTTACATTAAATGAAACGGTTTTAGGAGGTAGCACGAGTGCTGTTTCGAATAGTGTTACGACATATACTGTAAATAATTTCTCTTCAACTATTATAATTCTTGGTAGTAATCAATCTTGGATCTCAACGAACGGTACTACATATACAAATTATACTACAACAGGTACTAGTAATGGTGCTGGTGATTGTTTTCAATCTGCATTTAACAGATCAAACAACAAATACTATTTTGGATCTTATGGCACATCAAAAATATTTTATACTTCAGATGGTATTAATTTTAGTACCACTTCCAATTTTACGCAACCAAGTATATCTGCAATTTGTTATGCAAACAATATGTTAGTAGCTTGTGGTAATCAGTCAGGTACTAATAATAGAAATACTATGTATTGTACAGATGGAATTAACTGGAACTATGGTACCACAATAACTGCATCAGCTAATTCTATGGTTACTACAATCGCTTACAGTACTGTATTAAATATTTGGGTATCAACTACTATTTCTACAAGTAACACTATTTGGTGGTCAACAGATGGAATAAATTGGACAGCCGGTACTATAAGTGGTTATTCAGGATCATATGGACCGATTGGTGTTGATGATACTGGTTCTGGTCTTTTTATATTAGCTGGTGCAAATAGTAGTAACAATTTCTTTTATTCTACTGATGGAAAAACTTGGGCAGCACGTTCTAGTTCACCTTTTGGCGCTTCCGGAGCTAATTCAGTTTATTATAGTCCAACGAAAAATCTGTGGTTAGCAACATCCGCAGGTGGAATTGCTACATCAGCCGATTCTATTACTTGGACAAAAACTAGTACTACTCCCACCGATGCTACTACTGCACAATATATACCGTCTATCTCATTATGGGTTACTAGTAATGGCTCACAACTTGTCTATTTTTCATCGGATACTATTAATTGGACACAAGTAACTTATGGCCCTCAAGTTAGTCGTCTTTATTCCGGTATGAACGATCGAACATCATTCTCATAATATGGAGGTTTTTCGGTCAGAAAACATTACCCCCCGAAAGGGACTCAGGAGCCACTCGGTATAGAAAAACCTGCACTCAAAATTATCTGAGCGCAACGCGTTCTGCTGATTTAGTTGTAGGGCTCCATAGGAGCCCTTACCAGAATAGAAATTACACATATAAACTCTGTGAAGTCAACACATATTTCAAAACCAGTCCTTCGATCTGTCTCAATTTATGCAACAGATCGACTTGTTCCCCTGCAAAAACGGTTTCACACACATTTTCCAGTTCTTTCGCAATTGTAACAATCTTCATCATCGCCTTTGTAAAATCCCCTACCGATATACCTTTCTCACTAACTACCGCCTGTATGAAATATTTACATTCTTCTTCTGTCGTACAGTCTCTGTCGTTAGTTGTTGAGGGGCTATGCCCCCCTGACCAATCCATAGAATATTGGATCATATCAAACATTAATAATTTTTCATAATGAATTCCGGTGTACAATTCGTGATCTTGTTCGACTTTTTCATAGTAATCACACGTTTTACACATATTTAAAATACAATTGTTGATCATATCATCTTTGCAAATTGGCAAGATAGCACGTAATTCGTCCGAAATTTTTATATCTGTAAAACAAGAGAGGATTCCTATCAGCTGTTTCGAGCTCATACTTTGGAAAAACTCACTATCTGTTAATGCCTTAGACATAATAAGTGGATGTACTTCGGCAATAGACGATGCGATTTTACCCAATAGTGTTAATGATAAAGTTTCGTCCCTTACCATATATCCATTATCGCATAATACTTTACAAATCCCGTCGACTTTTGTCTTAATAAACGCATTGTTCGCATCCAACCCTTGTTGTTCCGCGTGCAAATCCGAGATCATCGCATCGAGCAATTTTACAGAATTAATATCTTGCATCAGATTCTTGTATTTATCTTTCAAGTAGGAAATTTCTCGCTCGCATTCTTTGCGTTTTTTGTTGACACTGGTCTTTAATGTTTCTTCTAATTCTAAATATTGCCTGCAAATATCAGTTGGGGTTTTATTTATACGGCTCAGAACTTCGTTATTCACCGTATGTTCCATAAACTCCGCTCTTACGAGCTCCGTTTCTGGACCTAATAACAATGCTTGCTGTTTTTTATCAATCATTGTTTCTAATTCCGCGATTTTTATTTTGTGACCATAGCTCGCCTTATTTAGTTCTCCCTTGATCATACTTTTCTCGCAAAATTCGTAGATTTTGTCCACAGTGATGGGACCATTTTTCAATAGATTGAGGATGAGTCCGTACGAAATATAGAATTTTGAGATGAGAGTCTGGGGGACTCCGCCCAAAATCGTTTTATATTCGTTCATTGTTGGAACTTTGAACAGGTTATTGCAGTGGACAACGTGACCGACAGTATCGATATTTCTACGGCCTGCTCTACCGGCGGCTTGCGTATACTCGTGTGCTAACAAATATCGATCATATTGTCCATCGAATTTCGTGAGACTCGTAAAGATCGCCGTACGGATAGGACAATCTAAGCCGATAGCAAACGATTCGGTAGCAAACAAGATCTTTATTTTTTTCTTTGAAATGAACAGTTCTACCAACTCTTTGAGACAAGGCAACATACCACTATGATGAATACCAATGCCCTTTTCTAACAACTTAACAAGAGTAATATATTCGGGTAATTGTAAATATTCTTGGTAATTCGAGAACTTACGTATAATTTGTTCACATTCTCTTGCGGTGGTATAAGGGATCTTACTGTCATCTTCTAAAAGTGGCACAGTAATTTCGCTGGCAATTAATTCGACATTTTTACGCGAAAATACAAAAGCAATAGCAGGAAGCATATCGCGATCTCTTAAAAACATCAGCAGTTGGTTCATCGTATGTTTCCGATTGATAAAGACCCGATTATCCTCTAGCATTTTCGTATATTTTTTGATAGTAAGGTAGCCGGCCTCATTGAATTTGTTTTTAGCGTCTTGCAATGGAATCAGGGTATTGGTGTTATCGCGGATCTGTTTTTGCGTGTCCTTGTCCTTGACAACTTTGAAAATGGATTCGGTCGTGGTGATGAACCCGTAGTGAGAGAGTGGAACAATACGGTGATTGGTCGATGCCAAATACACTTGTTTCGCGTCTGGACCTATATCCGTATAACGATCTTCGATCCACTGAGCAAAACCTTGGGGATTATCAATGGTGGCTGAGAGTCCAATTATTTGGATTTGGGGTGGGAGCATCAATATTGTTTTTTCCCATACTTGTCCACGCTCTTGGTCATTAATATAATGAACCTCATCAAAGATCACTGCACCGATTTCATCGAGTTCCATTTGAAAATTAAGGGAACCTACGGTTCCCTTAAGATCCTTCCCTTGTTTTGTGAAAAGATAATTTTGTAATATTTCTGTCGTGCATATAATTACGTTTGCTAATGGGTTGGAGCGAGAATCACCTGTAGAAATACCAAAGCTAATATGCTGATACTTTTTTGAAAATTCATAATTTTTTTGATTGGATAAGCTCTTTATGGGGGAACAGTAAACAACCCTTTTTCCCTTTCCTACAAAATATTGGATAGCAAATTCTGCAGGGAGCGTTTTCCCGGATCCTGTGGGACATGTTAATACAACGTGATTTCCAGTAACAATTCCTTCAATTGCATATTTTTGAAAATGACTGAGGGGATAAGGAAACATATCAAAATGTTCCTGATAAGTATCATTATCAGCATAAGTATCAGGGCAAACTTTTACCATTCTTAAATTATGTTACGTATAATATGTAATATAATCTTTAATACGATTTTAAAAATCAATTTTAACAGATTCCCTTTTCCACAAAAGGTAGATAAAATAGTAAATATCCTGCAAAGTATATCATAATCCCGTTTATCATCCAACACCACATTGACCAAGATGTTCTGTCTTTATTATAATTATAATAAGAAATCAATAACATTAGTAATGCAAAACTTATGGTATACCATTTCTGTTCGTAAATAAAATAAAATAAGAAAAAGAATAACCAAATAAGCAGAACTGGTCCAGAATTAGTAAAATAATTCCATCCCATATGACCATCTTTATTCACTGTCGAATGAATATGTTTTGTAGAAAATTTATAAATAGAGTAAGGTATACATAGTATGCTATACGCAATCAAAAAATAATTTCTGATGGTTATATCAGATAATAGTAATAGACTGAAAACTGGTTGTAAAATTAGAACGATGCAGCCAATAATAGAAAATAAATTGTTATAAAATGGATTTTTCATATTTCTCCAAATAAAAAATTCTATCAATTGCATTACGATAAATGATGAGACAAAAAGAATAAAAAAAGGGGTAAACATTTTAATTTTATATTGAGTATACGCATTATTATAAATAATAAGAAGCAATGAAAATGAACTAAATACAAATGTATTCAATGAGATCTCTTCGTTCCAACACATTATACACAATACATACATTTTGCGCCACCTAATAGGAAATATTTCAGTATTCGCTCAACAACTGTCGTATCAATCCACTATTATCTTTACTATTAAATGCCGAATTTTGATGGATCCTATGCTTTACCAGTATTTCATCCACATTATAAAAGCGTTTGTTATTATTTCTTGCAGTTAAAAAAAATGCATAGTCTTCAATTCCGTCGTAAGCTGGATTCCATTTGTACTTGATAGCCAGTTCTTTCTTGATTAACGCGCTGCTATTAATCATTGGATTCACACTAGTAAAATCAAATTCACTAATATCTCCCACAGGAATCTTAGGAATTGTGCCTTCTAAGTTCTCAAAATATACACATTGGGTTCCGATCACATCATACGATTGCATAAATGGCACCTGTTTCTCAAGCTTGGTTGGTAAATAGCAGTCATCCACGTCTAACAAACTGATCCAGTCGTAAGCACAATAGGCTAACATCACATTCAATGCATTCGATTTTCCCCGAATCTCAGGCATATCATAAACATGAATACGGTTGTCCATATACTCATATTCTTTGGCTACTCTATACACCATCGATCCCGGTGGATGACCATTGATTCCTATAATAAGCTCCCAATCACCATAAGTCTGATCGAGAACCGATGTTACCGACTCGTTAATATACTCGATCCCATTATAAATCGGCATTAAAATACTAATCATCTCTTCTATATTACACGAATTGTATTTATGTTTTTATTAAAAAACATATATAAGATTTTGATTGTAAAAATATTATATTATGGGAAACAGATTTTTAGATATAAGTGGAGAACCTACATCATCAGATGATGAGTATAATTCATCATCCGTCGATTTCACTGATCGAAGATCATCTGCGCGCACTACATCTAAGGATGATCTAGGTTTTACGGCACCTTTGGTGCCCGTAAAACCTTCACTCATTTTTAATGGAGAGGATAAATCTACACCAAGTTCTCCCATTACTATCGTAACAATGTTTTTTAATATGAAAATATTTAAAGATAGTTCACCAAGTACACGCCCTATGGATTTTTACATTCAAAATGGTGTTGAAGTGATTAAATTAAAATACCCTATGGTCATTTTTTGTGATGAAATTACGTACGAACCACTTAAAGAAATGCGTGATAGGGAGGTGGATCCTAATAAATATCCGACCCATTATGTCATTAAGAATTTGAGTGAATACGAATACTATCAAAATTGCTGGCATATCATCGATAATAATCGTAAAAAAAATGGTTATCCCGCTGACAATCGCAACACAGTTTCCTATCTTTTGATGGGAATGTTCAAACCATTGGCACTCTCAATCGTACATAAAATGAATCTTTTTCATTCTTCACATTACGCCTGGGTTGATTTGGGGTGCAATCATATTGTTCGTAATTTGGCTGAGAACTACAAAATTATGTTGGATAATCCTCAACCCAAAGTACGCACTTGTTATATTCATTATCGCGGCAAAGAAGAACTTTCCGATATGATCAAATTTATGGATCAAGGCGGTCCTTGTGGTGTTGCTAGTACTGCTTTTACCGTAGAAGCTGATTATGTTGACCGGTTTTACACTAGTATGTTCTCTATATTCTTTGAAAAATTAACAAAAGGTGTGGGTCATACGGATGAAACAGTAATGACATTTTGTTACGATCGTTATCCTGAGATTTTTAACATATATCAAGGGGATTATTACTCTATTTTTTCGAATTATTTGGAACCAGTAGAGGACATTGACAGCATCATTAATTTTTTTATTTGGAGCGCTATGAATTGTGGTCGTAACGATTTGGCCAAAGACGCTGCTGCCAAAATTCTGAACGCGAATCAGGGGCTAGATGATGGTAGAAAGAATTTCTTACGTTCCCTATGATAAAAATCTTTGAAACAAAAACCAATTGTCATAGTGCGCATCCTCCTCTTTAATGATCGCAAACCGACCCAAATTCGAAAAGACGCCATCCGCTACTATGATTTGATCGTCCTTGACCAACCGCCCATTCTCAAAATATTTTTTTAATATAGAATAATACGTACTATGCCACCATCCCAGGTTCTCCTTGGTCCCTATAAAAAATCCTCCTGCAATCGAAACTTGATTGTCAGGAATAGGAAACCTTGGAAGCCCCGCCGAGTTTTTATCCTGAACCATGCGACAAAGCTGGCTTACATACTGAACATTGTTATTTACACAAGCGTAGTAGATCTTTTTTTTATCTAGCGATGATATTTTATCATTTGATGGCCATTTGGATAATTCATTGCTCGGGCTATCGTTAGGACGCCCCCGAAAATAACCAATATCACACCACCCATACCATTCGCTATTAAAATAATGTTCGTCCATCGTTTCTTTCACAAAATTCAGTTTCTCTGACCAAAGCATATTCAGTCTCCAGTCGGTTCTCTGATTTAACAACACATTTTCTTCGTGATTTTTCATCCATCGTTGTTTGTATTTGTAGGTAGAGAACCTGTCATACGGTTTAATAATCGCCAATATTCGACCATTTGTTAGATATGGTTCGATATATTTGTATCCCTCCGTATCGCAATATACCACTAGATTGTATTGATGTACATTCGACAGCATATTATGTATCCATCTTTCGTAGACCGACGGATCGAATTTTGCTTTGAATATATACCAGCAAGTAGAGAACGTGATCACCATTGGTTGATTATTAGCGAAATTTTTATGTCATTTTTTTATCTGTATAGTAAAATGGAATTGTCAAATCAAAATAGCATTCTTGGATTACCACAATATTTATATTACGGACAGAATGAGCGAGTAGACGAACTGAATGATCGTATGCAGAGCCGCCATTTTTCGGATAGCCCTTTACAACCCAATTTTGATCCTAGACCAGTCCCTACCAAATATGCTTTTTTCCCCGTCATCAATCGTCGTACTCCACTCAAAGAACCGGTTGTTCCTTATTTAGACTATAATTTGTCCGCCAATTTCAATCCTGGAACACAAAAAGCGCCTCCATCCGGTTACCTTAATAATGTAGATATTGAGAACCAATTGCGTAACCAACATTTCGCTCTTCAACACGGGGCGTATCAAGGCGTTTATGTTCCCTCATCTAATAGTGATATGTATAAAGTGGTTGTTCCACTAGGAAGCCAACAAGACACACAACCTTATCCTGATTTGTTTGCTCAACCACAATTTAATACTGTGATAAGTCCGGATCTTACCAATATAGGTCAGGACCAACTGTTTAACCATACCAGAACTCAGCTCAGGGGTTCAAGGGAACCGTAGGTTCCCTTAAGATCCCTCCTTTTTCTGATATAAATTACAAATATAAATTATGTTACCTAATATGATAACATAATTAAGGGAGTAATATGTTCATTACTCTTTGCCTACCGTTACTTATCTGGATAT